ACTTCAGAGGACGCCTTCGCATGGGACGCTGAAGAGACGGCAATCATCTTTAACAACAGCGACTTGATTAACCCAAGCCTGCCATCTAATCCGCTCATCAATCTAATCAAGAACGGCGACTTTGCTCAAGGCAGCAGCAACTATTGGACAACGCTTGCAGGGGCATCCGGTTGGGATTCCGAGATGGTTCAGACCAGCGGCTCCCAAGGTGGTATTTTAACCGCAGAGGCGGGCGTTTACGATCCTGACAGCGCAACAGCAGCAATTCAAACATGTCCGCGTGCTGGCTTCATAAAGTTCGACGCCACAGAGATAGGCACATCAGGTGAATCTAATTGGGACATAAGCCAAGCTGGGCCATACGATGCTGACGGTGCTTTCCAAGATAAAACAGGCGTCACAAGCCTCGAATTTTACCCGCTCATGCAATACGATGGATTTATCGCGGTAAGGCCCGGTGAGAAATTCACGTTCAGCACATTTGAGTTTGATAGGTTCACAACCCTCTCCGCATCCTTAACGCACTTTGCGCTCGACTTCTTTGATAAAGACTTCAACGACATCACAGCAAATATCCCGTCTGCCGAGTGGGGTGATTATGCAAGAGCCGTTTCTCCGGATGTGAGTTTTCCAAATGAGTGGATTCTTCATCAGGCAACTTTTGAAATACCGCCATCCGGCACTGGCTTTGAGCCTGTTTATGTAAGGCCGTATTTTATGATATGGACGGACTTCCGCTTTGATGGGGAAGTTTATTACACGGGCATTGAGTTCAAGAAGGCAACGGCGACCGGAGACATCGGGATCGGTGAGGTTGTTGAGACCTACGCCACTGAGATCACCTCTTCCTTTACCTTCGCGGCCAACTTTACCGAAGAAGAAATCTTGAGCGTTGATGTCGAGGTTCCCGCGCTTCCCGGCATCTCTCAGAGTTCAACAGAAGCGTTTTACCTTGAGGCTATCACATCTGGTAACGTCAAGTTCTCCAGCCCGTCAACAGGCACTCTGAGGGTTTATGTCGATGACGGGACAACCAAGACGCAGATTAACTCAGTGGAATTGGACGGCTTCACAGCGGGCGCATCTACATCTATCGGCTTCTTTGATGTCAATGCTGGCAGCTATACCGTCAGCCTAGAGGGCCAGACTGCGGACATAACCAAGCTAACCCTGCGCGAGAGCAACCTGATGGTTAAGGTGGTGAAGCGATGAAAACCGTTTACGAAGTCGAGACAGGCAAAATCATCCTTGTTCAGCGTGCGCCTAGAAAGGTGCATCACAAGCTGGTTGAGAAGTATCCGCCACCCAAGTACGGCATCCTTAATGGGCGTCCGACTGACTATAATCACAAGGTTGTTGACGGCGAGTTTGTCAAAGATGTTGACAAGGAACTTGAGGCCGCTTGGCAATCATTCCGAGATCAGCGAGACAATCTTCTGAAGGCGACAGACTTCAAGGTCATCGAGGACGTTCCGGGCGACAAGGCCGCTTGGAAGGCGTACCGCCAGCAACTCAGAGACCTCCCGCAGACAGTGACGGACCCTCTCAACGTGACCTGGCCCACACCGCCTGAGTAGACCAACTCCACCGCTTGTGATACATTTAGCCGGAAACCAAACCGCCCCTTTGGGCATTGAAACGGAAAGGACTGAGTAAATGTCCAAGGGTAATACCTTCGAAAACGACCTGCTGGGCTTGATCTTCAACGCCACAGCAATCGGCAACATCGCCGACAATGCAGCCACGTCGCCACTGACCAACCTCTATGTCTCGCTACACACGAGCGACCCCGGAGAGGCCGGCAACCAGACGACCAACGAGTGTGCATACGCCTCGTATGCGCGTGTTGCCGTGGCTCGGACTTCGGGCGGCTGGACGATTACGGCTAACAGCGTTTCGCCAACTGCGAACATTGACTTCCCGGCGGCGACTGGTGGCACCGAGACGGCCACACACGTTGGCATCGGGACAGACGCAAGTGGCACGGGCAAGCTGCTCTACTACGGTGCAATCAGCCCGAACATTTCGATTTCCACTGGCGTCACACCTCGCATCGGCACCGGCTCTACGATCACCGAGGACTGATAAATGGCTAAACTCGTCAACCGCGCAAAGATGACCACAGCCACGACTGGCACGGGCACGCTTACGCTCGGGTCAGCGGTTGCCGGGTATCAGTCTTTTGCTGATGCTGGGGTCAGCGATGCTGACGTGGTGCGTTACGTCATCGAGGATGGTAACAACTGGGAAATCGGAACCGGAACCTACACGGCGTCTGGAACCACTCTCACGCGCACGGTTCTGGAGAGCAGCAACGCAGATGCAGCGATTAGCCTGACTGGTTCTGCGGAGGTGTTCGTCACGGCGGTGACTGAGGACATACTTAACGCCACAAATCCTGTGATTTCTGCGGGAACGCTGACTGAGGACGTGTATGCGATCAGCGGCACAAGCGTTGCCTTGGAGCCTGACAACGGCTCGGTGCAGACGCATACGTTGACTGCGAACACGACCTATACAGACGGCTTTTCTGCGGGTCAGGCGATCACGCTGATGGTCGATGATGGCACGGCTTACACGATCACTTGGCCGACAATAACTTGGGTGAACAACGGCGGTTCTGCACCCACGTTAGCAACCACGGGCTACACAGTCATTGCCTTGTGGAAGGTCAGCACAACGCTCTACGGGGCGCTTGTGGGGGATGGCTCCTAATGTTGTGGCATAAGGTTCAGGGTGCTGGTGGTTTTGGTGGGAGCCAACCATATACACTTTCAAATCCTACGTTTGTTCAAACCAAATCTTTCACTGGAACAGTAAACGATTTTGATTTCGACCCCACTGGAACTACATTATTTGTAGTTAAGGCGATTTCAGGTGTGGATTATTTAGAAGAATACTCGCTTTCTACTGCTTGGGATATAAGCACAGCCAGTGTAGCAACATCGGTAAATGTTGATGCGATCTTAGACTTTGCGACAGGGGTTGCCTTTAATTCTAACGGATCAAAAGTTTATTTGGTCGGAGGCGGGGCAGATCGCCTTTATAGCTATGACTTGTCCACGGCTTACACACTATCAACAAGGACTAACTTTGTTGTTGGTGACAGTACCGATGAACCTAGAGGTTTGCATTACGCAGAGCCTTCAGGAACACCCACCTTATTCAAAATAGACTTTACTAATGACCAAGCGGAAAAGGTCACTATAAGCGGAGGTAGTGTTAGCAGCAGTTCACTGGCTCAATCGTTTACGCTTTCCCAGACCGTGCCGCGAGGAATTACACTATCTCCTGATGGGTCGAAAATGCTTGTTACGGATAATGCGACAGACTCCGTATATCAGTATGACTTGAGCAGTGGGTTTGATTTATCCACCGCATCCGCAAGTGGTCTTTCGCTAAGCACCGCGACTAATGGAGAAACGGGTCCGTGGGGAGTTGGCTTTGGCGATAGTGGGACAAAGTTATACGTTTCTGGGTTTGTAAACGGCCTTACCCAATACGATCTCGTGTAGAGCAGAGGAATAAGCCATGCACGCAAAACAGATCAACGGCGAGTGGCAGCAATACACGCTCCGTCAGCTTCGCCAAGACAACCCGCAAGTCAGCTTTCCGGCTGAACCAACTGATGCGCTGCTTGCTGAATACGGTATGTATCCGGTGCAGGTTGAGGCGCAGCCGACGATTGACACCCGCTATCAGCGGTTGGTTCGAGGGCCGATGACCGAAGCAAACGGCGTTGTGACACGCGGCTGGGTGATTGAGAACATCCCCGGCACGGTCGAGCGCGTAAAGGCAGAGGCCTATCGACGGATTGTCGCGATCTGCCCCGAGTGGAGACAGCGCAACCTGACGGCTCAAGCGGCACAGCTTGCCAAAAAGGGTGAAGCCAACTGGACGCCAGAAGAAGCGGCAGCATGGTCTGCTGGAGAAGCTATCTGGAACCAGATTGCAGCGATCCGCGCGGCGTCTGATGTGATTGAGGAAATGGACCCAATCCCAGCTAATTTTTACGACCTTCCAGATTGGCCGTAACCGATGCTTGGCTTTTCCCCTCTCGCTGGAGCACCACTTGCTGATGATGGCGCAGTCGCTGGTGTAATAACCACTGCGACAGCAACGATTGCTGGAGCCGCAACGGTCTCTGGCGCTGGGGCATCGACCGCAACGGCGGACACGACCATATCCGGAGCCGCAACGGTCTCTGGTATTGGGGCAACGACTGCGGTTGCGGACACGACCATAGCCGGAGTTGCAACAGTCTCTGGTGTTGGGGCAACGACTGCGGTTGCGGACACGACCATAGCCGGAGTTGCAA